AACAAATATCTGAATATGTTTAAACCAATGTTGATTTACACATTTGCACCCTCTACTGTTGAAGGTGGCGATGTGGAACATTCTTATCGAATCAAAGACAATAATGTTATATATCAAGTTAAGGGCGGAGCAACATATAAACATCCAATTTGGGATTACGCAGGTGACTGCATAACTAAAATTGATGATGATGGTGCACTACTCACTTTTGATATAACACAAAAGAACGTCAAAGATTCACCAGGGCGCAAGATAGTATTTATCATGCCACGAACACATGTACCCTGGCCTTACCATTTACACCTTAACGTGGACAATGGGTTGAAACGAAAAGAATATACAACAGGGCAAGTAAACTTAATCTTAATGACTCTAAATGACATAGCATCAATCGGGCTGAATGGTTCCTACGGAATAGAACTACCAGGTCGTGTGTTGGTGTCTCTCGTGCATCGTTTAAAATCGAAAAAGTCAATGTCTCCTGAAATAGGAGATATTGAGACATTTTTATTGAATGAGAGGGCAGTTATGGAACGTAGAAAACTGGAAATACCAGAATCCCTATTAAATCCTAAAATAACAGCGTCACTCCTTCATCAAATTATACTCCAAATACCTGAATTGAGATTTAATAACGTTAGCACATCTGAGATACCAACAACATACACAGCACTAGGACCTTTAGTCACAGTAGATGCTAAAATAACCTGTCAAGTCATTAGTACACCTTTAGCCACAAAACCTGCATTAATACCAGCCAAACACGCGAATAACGAAATAGCAGCAGTGGGAGGTAGAATAACTAAGATGTACAATGATATAGAGCCCACACGTGAGTACAAATTATATGCCGACGAATTTGCCAAAATAATAGTACCACTATGTGGAATTGGTAATCCTTGGACCTACCAACAGGTCATAGATATCCAAGATAAAGCTGCACAACGTGCGAGGGCCGCCATGGTATACGATACTCTAGCCCCTTACCCCCTAAATGCATTAGACACTTTCAATAAGATCGAAGCTTACAATGGGACATCAGATCCTCGAATAATCACAACAATGAAACCAAGTCTTACAATTGACATGAGCCGATTTACAATGCCCTTCAAGGAAGAAGTACTCAAGAAAATTAACTGGTATGCGCCAGGCAATAATCCTGATAAATTACTTGAACGGATTGCATTATTCGGCCAGGAAGGTTTAATTGATACTGACTATACTAGATTTGATGGTACCATAAGCAAATGGCTCCAACGTAATATTGTTTTGCGGACTTATATGAGATGGAGTGATCCTAATATGAGCTCCCAATTTGAAGCTAATTTCGAGAAAGTATTTTTGCCCACAGCCAAGACAGCATCGGGACTAATGTATGAAGCTGGGTGGGGAACACGGAGTGGTAGCCCCTTGACCACTGATGGAAATACAATGATAAACGCATTCATTGTTTACGCCAGTTTGCGTACTTTGCATAGAACACCAGAACAATCCTGGGAAAAATTGGGTTTGTATGCTGGAGATGATGGATTATCACCTAATGTAGCTGGATTAAATACAGCCTTAATTCAAACATCAACAGCTTTTGGACTGAAATTGAAAATATCTGAACATGATGCCGATCAACCGGTACCATTCTTGGGGCGTATAA